ATTACCGTATCCCCACATCCTGCAACGTCAAAAACTTCTTTAGCCATAGTGGGTAATGTAATCATTTCATGTCCATCATTTCTAACAACTGAAATTCCATCTTTACCTCTTGTAACAATCAAACCGTCAATATTTAAATGATGATATAATTTCATTCCAGCATTATATATTTCATCATCATTATCAACAGTCATTCCAGTAGCCATTGATAATTCTTTTAAATTTGGTGTGATAAAATTTGCATTTTTATATTTTCCATATTGACCTTTAGGATCAACAAAAACAAGTTTATCATTTTCTCTTCCAAAATTTATAATATTTTGAGTTAAATCATAGTTTAATAAACCTTTTTGATAATCTGACAAAATAATTGCCGAAAATGCATATTTATTAGCTATCAAAAAATTCATAAACGATTTTCCAACTGACGGTTCCATATCCCGTGATGTTTCCTTATCAATTCTTAACATTTGTTGATTATCGGAAAATATTCTAGTTTTTTTAGTGGTGTGTCGATTAATTTCATGAAATATTAATCCGAATGATCCTGTCACTCCATATAACATTTTATCTAAAATTCGACCATCATTATCATCTCCAATTACACCACATGGAATTACGTTTCCACCAAGACTAACAATATTTGAAATAACATTACCAGAACCACCAAGTCTATAAAAACTATTTTTAATTTCAACTATTGGAACTGGAGCTTCTGGAGAAATTCTTTCAGTTTTTCCTATAATATATTCGTCTATCATTAAATCTCCAATACAGAGAATATTGTAATTATGAAATACAGAAAATATTTCTTTTATCCTTTCTTTATTCAACATGTGACCATATTCTTCCAGTTTTTATATTAGAAACACTAATTTGACTAACACCAAATTTTTTACCTATTTCTCTTTGTGTTAATATTCCTTCTTTTAAATCAATTCTTATTTCAATAACATTTTTTTCTGTTAATATTGAATTTGGATTATATTTACCTTTATGATTTAATTCATCATTTTTAAATTTTTCTTTTAATTTAACACTTATTTTATTTTTTATATTATTATCACGGGGTTTTCCAAAATTTGGATTATTATATTTAGTTTTATGTAATATCATATGTTCAGATTTACTCATTAATAAAAAATTATCAAAATTATTATTATCTGGATTAAAATCTATATGATGAATACATTCACTCTTTTTTAATTTATAATTATTAAAAATTTCATATAATAATATATGTAATAATTTAGTTTTAACCTTTCCATTTTTATATAAATAAACCTGAAAATAACCTTTAACATTTTTACGTAATTTTAAAATTTTTAATCTTCGATTAAATTTATCAGGAATAATTCTTCGAATTCTTCCAAAATCACTAACGGCATAATCAGAAAAATCTTTTATTACTTTCCATATTTCTAAATTCATGTTAAATCTCCTATAAATCACCAATAACTAGTATTGTGTGATTTTTAAATTTTTTTAATGTGTTTTCTATTTTTTCGATATTCATTTAATTACTACCTCTTTAATTCATTTAAGACCACTTCTCTACGGTACTTAAGCTACTACCAGCATACCCACCAAAAGATAATGCAGTAGATACACCAATATCGGTACTGGTTAAGTTATATTTTGATTGATTCATACCAGATGTTGTTGCCCATGTTGATCCATCCCATATTTCTGCTTTATTAGTATAACTCGACATGGTGTGTCCACCACATGTCATTGCAGCTTGAGTAGTTCCAAAAGATGTTAATTCTCTAATTTGGGCAATATTAAGAGATGTTGTTGTTGCCCATGTTGAACCATTCCATATTTCAACATGATTATCCCAAGAACCATAAGTTGTTCCACCAGCACATAAAGCACCTGTTGTAGTTCCACACCCAGAAGTCATTTCTCTCATTTCGTTTAATACACCAGTTGTTGTCCAAGATCCATTCCATATTTCTGTGGTTGCTGTTGCTGACGGATAACCACTATCAGTTGTTCCACCAAAAACTAACATATTAGACGTAACACCACAACCTCCATGTTCTTCTCTTGCAATATTTAATGAATTTGTATTAGTCCATACATTTCCATCCCATCTTCTTACTCTAGCTGTTCTTGATCCTCTATTTCCACCAGTGGAAAACCCATCAGATGTATTTCCACAACAGGCCATAGACCAATGTTGTTCTCCTTGTGATGATGTTGTTGCCCACACATTAGAACCATATTTTTCAGAAGTTGTTACACCAGGACCAACTCCTCCAATTGCTATAGCATCATCTACATCACCAAAACCACCAAGTTTTGATCTTGCATAAACCATAGAAGTCGTTGTTGACCATGCAGTTCCAGGTACTGGTGGTCCAGGTGGAGAAGTACATCCAATATCTTCCATATATATTTCAACGATATCACTACCGGCTTCACCATCAAATACACCATTCTCGTCCATATCAGCCCAACCACCAATTAACTGAATTGCCAAAACACCAGACCCATCACATATGGAAGCTGTAGAATCAAAATTAGTTGTATCAACATATAATAACTGTTCATAAGCATTAGAACTTGTTGCATCATGAAAGTTTTGATAATCTTCTGCACCCTCTATCATTTCCAAATCAACTTCATCTCCTTGATCGATTGAAGCTCCTATATCAAAATATGATCCACAATCATAAGTTTCTCTAGAACAATTTAAAGATGTTGAATCTGAACAATCAACTATTTGACCAGAGGTACTATCTTCACCACAACACGGAGAACTATCTGCAACATCAAAATCAACATAAATATCTGTAATGCCTAATGGTCCCGTCGAATCCTCCATGACGAGTGAATCTGCTAATGGATTTTGTTCTATTAAAGCAAATTCCAATCCAACCAATCTTGCATGATATGGTTTGAAAAATTTAATAATTTTATTTATTTCAATTAAGGATTCAATTCCCAACATTGTTGTTGCAATATTAGGATATCCATATCCAATATTTAATCCTATCCAATCGTTTAAATCTTTTAATAAATAGCTTAATATTTTACTACCATTTCCAGAAGATATATAGGCATTTAAAACATCATATAAATTACTATTTAACACATTTAACAAAGTTCCTGGATCATTTGTATCGAAAAAATTAGTAACCATATTACGAGTAAATAAATCATAATATGAATCCATTTTTGAATTCCAGGTTTCTCTTGAAACGTTTTCTGTTAATGGTGATGTTAATCTTTTAGTTCTGTTTTCCCATTGATCTTCGATTTTATCAATGTTTAATACACTAGTCCCATCATAACAATAAAATCTATCATCACTTGAATCGGTATGATCATACAACTCATTAAAAGTATAACAACACGATAAATACAATTCTAAAAATGAAGCATATATATTTATTTCTGTTAACTTTACATCTCTTGATAATGTGCCACCAGATGCATATGTATTATAATCATCCTGTACATGTCTCTGAACAACACTCATTAGTGTTCTCAATAAAGTTAAATTATATCTTGGTCTTATAGAAAAATAAGGTGATTTTGATGGAAAACCAATTTTATTTAATTCGAGCAATCTTCTAATCTGAGTTTCAGATAATCTCCAATGAGGATCGTTACGAGTCATAACATTAAAATCAATATTAGCAAAATCAATATCCAAAACTCCAGAGGGTAAATATCGTTCACTTCTAAAAATTAGATTATCACCATCATCCTTCTCAAGCCAATACTCAGCCAAATCAATATCAGATAAACCAAAATATTGTAAAACATCAATCAATGTTTGTGGAGTACCTTTAACTTTATATAGATTGACTAAATCCAAAAAGAAATTAGCCTTTGTTAAAAATGAAAGTGGTGTTGTTGCAAAGGTAAATCCAAAACTATGAAGTAATTCATCTAATTGATTTTCTGGTAATGAAAATACATCATTAGCATTTTTTTGAGTTGATATCATTGTTCGGTGAGAAGCATACCAATTGACAAGGAATCTTTTTAATCTTTTATAATCATCTGATGCAAATACTATTTGATCGATGGTATTCTCAAACAGTTGATTGGTCACACCCTGTTCACTTGGGGCAAGAACTTTCGTGTTAGAATCTAATAATAAACTACTAGTTCCATCAAGAAAATTTAAAATCTGCCAAAAATTATCTAATGTAAACATTGAATCTCCTTACTCGTTTAAGAACCTCTATCAGCCATATAAAGAAA